AATCTGGAGCAAGACGGGGATGGGGGATCGGCTCAAGGAGATGCCGTCCGACCTCGTGGGGGCGTTCGATGAGGCAGGCGAGAACTGCTACATCGTCGTCTGCGAGGGCATCCCGTATCCGCTCAACATGCCACCCTCCACGCTGGAGCAGCAGGTGGGCGAGGGCACCGGTCTGCCGCCGGACTTGTTCCGAGCCGTGCAGTGGCCGATCCCGTTCTGGGCGGAAGCGAATGGATGGCCGTTCGTGGCCCTCGACTTCCATCGCAAGCCGGGCTACGTCTGGCCCATTTCGCACATCAAGCCCGGCGTGGGGGAGTTGCGGTTCATCAACTTCGCCCTGTCGTTCATCGCCCAGCGTGTCGCCACCAGTTGCGAGACGCTCATCGGCGTGAGCAAGGCGGCGGATCAAGACATCAAGGATCAAATCCTTGCGCAGTCGGAACGTGGGTTCAAGGTGTGTGAGATAAGCGAGACGCTAGGCCGGAGCGTAAACGACCTTATATCAGTGTTCCAGTTGCCGGAGGTTTCTCCCGAGTTGTGGAAGATCGTGGAGAAGGTGACGGATATGTTCGACAAGCGCGTCGGACTCACCGAACTCGCCTACGCTATGACCTCCAGCCAGATACGCAGTGCCACAGAGGCGAGCGTGAAGGCGGAGCAACTGAGTATTCGGCCGGACGACATGGCGAACCGGCTCGAAGACTCCATGAGCCTGCTTGCCCGCAGAGAGGCGTTCGCTTCCCGGTGGCTCCTTGAGCCGCAGGATGTGGAGCCGATTCTTGGCCCGCTGGGTGCGGCGGCGTGGGCGCAGCACGTGAAGATGCTCGATCCGGGAGCGATTGCTCGCGAGTTCGAGTACCGCATCGAGTCTGGTAGTGCGAGGAAGCCGAACAAGGCCACTCGTGTTGAGCAGATGCAGGCTGCCCTCCAGACGCTTGGGCCGATCCTGCAAGGACTCATCCCGATGGGCATTGTCGATCCGATGAACTCGCTCATCTCGGACTGGGCGGAGAGCCTCGACATCGACGCCAAGCCCTACTTGATACCGCCCCCTCCGCCGCCGCAGCCTGCCGCTCCTCCACAGCAGATGCCGGGCGGGGAGGGGGCTGGTGGGCCTCCGCCTGAGGGTCCGCCGCAGGAAGTGCCGCCAGAAGCGGGCTTGCCGCAGGTTCCGCCGGAAATGGCTCCGCAGTAGGACAGAAATAGGTAGGTGATTCCATGCCCACTACAGCCACTCTCCCTCCGGAAATCGCCGCATCTTCTGCGGAGGTGCGTGAGCATTTCCGCCGCATGATCGCCAACGGCATGACTGAGCGGTTTGCCGCCATGTGTGCCCTCCAGCAGCCGCCCGGCACTCGTGGCACGGACAGGGCGTTCATGGAGGGCCGGTACGCCAACGAGTGGCTCAAGCACCAGCCGAAGGCTCTCACGGAGCGGATGCTGCGGGATGCCCGCAAGGCCGGGATCAGCACCTCTGGAAAGTTCTTTATGGGCGGCATCGCCGACAATCGCGGCCACTGCGACCCAGAGGCGTGGGTGGACAGCACCGCTGACATTCTGCGGGTTGCCAAGAAGCGCGACCTCGAAGTGCATGGCATCGTGGACTACGTGCCGCCGCAGAAGGGTCCGCCGAAGGAAGTGGACATCAACCCCCGCATCCTCAACGAACACGTTCGCAAAGAGATGAAGGCCAACCCGAAACTCTCGCGAGGCGAGGCCGTCGAGAAGGTCAAGGACCGGATCGTGCCCCACTGGAAAAGGAAGAAGAAGTAATGCCCAACAAGATTGAGCGGCTCAGTTCGGTCACGAGCCAGATCACGGCCACTAACTCGGCCTCGACCAGCCCCAAGATTCCTTTCGGTGCGGCTGCTGGCGGAGTGTTCATCGTGGACGCCGTTGCCAGCGGCGCCACCTCTCTCACGTGGCACGTGGCTTTCGGCCCGGAACTGACGCCTGTTCCCGTCAATGACGGCACGGCCGATGTCTCCACGACCATCGTCGCCAACAAGGCGTATTCGATCCCGGACGCCTGCTTCGCTGCCCCGTTTCTCGTGGCCGTTACGAACGCCGGTACGGCGACAATCCGCCTCTGCGTGAAGGGGTAGCCAATGCCCCTCGTACGCATCCAGATTCGCAGGGACACGGCAGCCAACTGGACTGCCGCCAATCCCGTTCTTGCCGCTGGTGAGCCAGCCGTCGAGACGGACACCGGCAAGATGAAGATCGGGGACGGCATCCGCAACTGGTCTACGCTTCCGTACGAATCGGAGGCCAGCCTGTCGGCCGCTACGCCCGCAGTGGTTGGCACGGCTGCTTCTGGCGCAGCAGTACTGGCATCTCGCGCCGATCACTCGCACGCTCTGCCGGAAGACATCTCCTGCAAGACGCTCTCGACATCCGGCAACGCGACCATTGGCGGCGACTTCGAGGTCAAGGGCAAGTTCTCTGTAGCGTCCCAGACCGTCGCAGCGTCTGATGTCACTGGTCTTGATGAGGCCGTTGATGACCGCGTTTCCGACTTGCTGGTCGAGGGAACCGGCATTTCCCTCACGTACGACGACGGGGCCGGGTCGCTCACTGTGGCCGTCGGAAGCCACAGCCAAGCAATCGACACGATCACCGGACTTGAGGTGGCCCTCGACGGCAAGGCAGACGCCACCCACACGCACGCCCAAGAAGACGTTGACGGACTTGAGGAGGCTTTGACTCTTCGGCCAACAAGCGACCCGACAAGCATTCTCGGCGCGGCAGCCATCACGAACATCGTGTCTCTTTCGCAGGTCGCGTACGACACCCTGACTCCCAAGAGCGCGACTACCCTCTACGTCATCACCTAATGCCACTCCGGGCTGGAACAGCGACACCGACCTTCCGGCTTGGCACCGCCTCTGTGTCACGCATGTACTTGGGGTCCGTGCTGGCCTACTCGCAGTCCGGCGCAGGCGGCGGTGGTGGTGGTGGTGGCGGCGGCGAGGTCACTCTGCCGGTTCCCACAAACCTCGTTGTCGTTGCTGGCGACGCCTCAGCCGTCTTGGCGTGGCGGTGCGCAACTGGGCCGACTGGGTTTCTTGTGCAGTACTCCACGAACGGCGGCGCACTGTGGCAGGACGTACCAGCGGGCTACACGTACTCGCAGTCTGTTGCGGCTGGCGTGATTTCCTCAACGGCAACAATCGGCTCTCTGAGCAACGGTAGCACGTACATTTTCCGTGTGGCGTCAACGACCTCTTCGGCGGCAGGCGCATGGAGCGTGTCGTCCGGCAGGGCGATCCTCAACTCCGCACCCACTACGCCGAGCAGTGTGTCTGCATCTACGTCCGGCAGAACCGTCGTCGTATCTTGGGGTGCCTCTTCTGGCACGGCCGATCTCCGGTACACCGTGTTCCGGTCTTCCAATGGAACTGACTACATCCCGGCGTACAGCAACATCAATGCGCTGAGTTTGACGCTGACTCCCGGACCGGACGGCCTTGTTCCCGGAACGTCGTACACGTTCAAGGTGCAGGCAAAGTCTGTGGGCACAGCAACGCAGTCCGGCGATAGTGAGCACCTGCCCGTCTCTGCCATGAGCAGTGCGACCAGTGGCGTGACGGCACCCGCACAACTGGCGTCTGCCCCAGAGTGGCTCGATGTGGAGCCGTCCGCTGGGGCTGTGCTGCTGCGGTTTTTGCCCCCAGCGTGGGACGGCGGTGCGGCAGTCACGTCGTACAACGTGTACGTGCATCCGTTTAATACAGCCAAGCCTTCCACTCCGACGACTACGGTGCTGGCGTCGGCGCCGACTCTCTACAACACGTGGAGGCGAGTGACTGTTTCTGGGCTCACGAACGCCACCACCTATCGGTGTTCGGTAGTGGCTGTCACTTCGGAGGGCGAGGGCGCAGAGAAGTGGAACGCCGGAACGCCACTGACAAGCATCCTCCCCATCCAGTCTCTATCGGTGACTGCCCTTACGGCCGGAAGCAAGTTTTCGTACGCAGGCGGCGTTACGTACGACTATCCGGCTACCAAGAGGGCAGTATCAATCACGTGGTCAACCGCACCCTACCCGGTCGGGCAGCAGAGGCGCATAGCCATCGAATACAGACGCGCATCGCTACCCGAATCTGTCAGTTGCCGAAACGACGGTAACGCCACCGACGAAAATGGAAACCCCGTTCCCACGTGTCGCTTGTACGACAACTGGACGACGCTGATTTACGCAAATCAGCCGAGCCGTCAATACAACAGCGGCGGAAACACAATTGACACCCTAGACCCGAACACCGCGTATGTCATTCGCGTTCGGGACATGGAGTCGATTTCTCCATACGCCTACTGGGTCATCACCACAGCAGCATAGATATGTACTACGCCGCACAAGACCTCATCGAATACCTCATGAACTCCGTCGGCGGCGGCGCTCAAGACACTGAGCATCGCCTGCTGCGGGCTGCGCTGCATCACGCCTACCGCGATGTGGTGAACGTCCGCGACTGGAACTTTCATGCCTCCACCGGAACACTGACAACCGGCGGCGGTGGCAGCGGCAACGGCGTGACCTCGTTCACGCTTCCAGAGAACGTCAAGAACATTGACGCCCTTATTCCACCGATGTCGTACCCAACTGTCACGACCTACGTGACGCCTTCTGAGTGGCAGCGCATCAACATCATGCTGCCCACGCTCAACGCCCCGATCTACTGGACGGTGATGAAAGACCCGTCCCTGCCGGATCGCTGGCAGATTCGCATGGCTGGGGCACCTCCGGATGTCGAGTTCAACTACATCTTCCGCCGACGACCTGCGCCGCTCCGGTACTTCGGGTACGAGACAGAGGCCCGCCAGCCGGGATTTGCTGTCGCCGGTGCCGTCCGTCGTTACGGAACCGTTACGCAGTTTCCGGAAGGTATCTCTGGTCTGCACCCGTACACGGCTCAAGAGATCATCGGCACGACCGGGAGCCTCGTCGGCACGCCTCCAGAGAACGCCAAGACGGTGGTATCGGACTACGTGGACGCCAGCGACTCGATGTTCACGGCGATCCTCTCGGGTGCGGAGGTATGGCTGGCACGCATGAACGGCAAGAACGTCGAAGGTGCCATGACCATCTACAACAAAGACCTGCGGATGGCGTTCGAGGCCGATTCGGTTGTGCCGATCAGCGGACAGCGCACCGGCGGTGCTCGCCTCAGTTCGGCACGTGCTCTTGGCTACTACTCGCCTAGCGGCGCTGACACGGGGGTCTAGCCATGCCAGAGAGCCAGTGGCCCGGCCTCGTCACTAACGCCAGCCCGTTTGCCATTCCGCCCACAGCGGCAGTGGAGCAGGTGAACCTCGTCGGTCACGTGCCCGGACAGGTGTCCGTGCGTGGCGGGATGCGGAAGGTGGAGACTGCCGATGGTTCGCCGGAGGTGCTGGACTGCTTTCCGCTCGAAGTAGACGGCAAGCCCGCTCTTGTTGGAATGCGTACGGATGGTTCGCTGACGCTTCTGGACAGCCCGGCCTACGGATGGATGTCGCGAGTGCCATATGAACCGGACCTCACTTCCCCAGCCCTGCTGACCACCAGCTATACGTACCGGTACGTCGGCACAGGCGAGGACACCTACGATGCCCCAGACCCTGACTACGATCCTGGCGGTGGGGGCGGCAGCGATTGCGAATCGACGCTGAACGGAGGCACATCCGCCACGCCCCCATGGGAGTTCTACCTCGACGCACAGGCGTGCGAAGCGTCCGCCGGAGACTACGTGTTTGACGGTGGCGGGGCTCGCAGCACGGCATCTTGCGATGAGGTGGTGACTAGCAACCTATGCGATGAGGCTGGCGAGGACAGTGGTGGAGGCACACCGCCTCCTCCGGGCCTCGCTGTGCCGTCTGCCCCACGCAACGTACGTGCGGAGTTCGGGCCATCCAGCGCCGTGATCCTGTGGGATGCTCCGGCAAACGACGGCGGCTCAGTCGTCATCGACTACCAGTACGAAGTCTCCACTGACGGTGGCGGCTCTCCGGACACCCTCCCGTACCAATTCGACCCTCCGGTAGTGCTGTCGTGGGGGCAGACATCAGCGCTCATTGCCGTGTACGGCCCGCACCAAGTCCCGGAGCCGGGATGGACTATGGAACTGGAAACGCAGTCATCAACCAACAGCGGCACAACTTGGACAGGAGCGTAGAGCATGCCCACGACCGTCACCGGAACCACAACCACCGTCAGCGGACTCACTCCCGGAACGCTCTATCGCTTCCGTGTGCGTGCCCGCAACTCTGTGGGGTACGGGCCGTACAGTGCGTGGTCTGAGGCCGGGACGCCTGTCGGTGGCCCAACCCCTCCTCCGCCACCTGCGGTTTCCGCTCGGGTTGCGATCAGCATTGGGCAGTTCGTTGGGGGCGGGTCTGGGGGAGTGTACAGGCTGAATGGGTCCGTGTCCGCCAGTGTCACGCTCAGCGACTCATCTGCGTTGCTTGGTGCCGTCACGTATTCGTGGGAAGGACGATATTTGCGCACATGCAGTAATTGCAGCAATCCGAATTCAACTGAGTCGATTAACAACCCCGTGTTCTACACCAACGCCCCGAGTGAGTGGACTTCTGTTGACCCGTACGCCGTAACGACCTTTGGTGGCGGACTGCCAGCAACAAAGTTTTACTTCTTCAACAATCTTACGGGCGGGCCTCCGACGGGCCTGACTGCGTACCACTGGGTTCAATGCGGATCGTCTGGTGTAACTGGCTGTCAAGGGACGAACCGAAACTGGGCGCCGCATTTCTGGGAACTCAGGTGTGTCGTTTCGGCGCAATACATCCTCAACGGCACGCCCGGCACAGCGACTGGAACGAGCCGCACCGTGTCCTTCAAGGAAATGTGGGGCGGCGTTGACTACCCGACAAACATCATCCCGCTCATTCCATGACCATCACCAACCGCTTCTCACGAAAAGCCCCAGTCAGCATGGCGCAAGGCCGTCACGGCGAACTTATCGTCGTGCAGGGGAGCGGCGTGCGCCCGGCCCGGTGGAGCGGCTCTGGCGCAGCGGTGGATGCTGGCATGAATGCACCAGCCGCCGCACCTACCGTGAGCGTGAACGGCCCGGCGGAGTATTACGTCGCTCGCGTTGACATCAACAAGCCGGGTGCCTGCTACTACGGCCCGCCCGAAGTGTCGTTTGTGCTGGACGGCACCAGCACGCGCGGAGCGAAAGCCGCCTCCTATCTCAACCAAGCCTCTGTTGGTGAGATTCGCGTCCTCGATGGCGGCAAGGGGTACTCCGAACAGCCGTCCGTCGAACTGAGCGACTCGCACGGGAAGGGCGCGGAGATCGAGGCTGTGCTGGACGAAGGCGTGGAGGACGTTGGCGGCGACGAATGCAACGACAAAAAGACCGGCCTTACCAGTTGGGAGATCATTGATAACGGTGGTGAGGGTGCGACGTTTGCTGGACTAGGGCCGACCAACACGGGTGGCACTGGAATCGTGGACTTGCCCATCAACGGCAACGGCACGTTCGAGGTGACGCTGCCGTACTACGTCGCCAATTCCGATCAGCGCGTTATTGCATGCACATGGACTGGGGGGTACGGCAGTTCTCGTGGCTGGACGAACAAACTCAAGTACACAGTGTCCGGCATGACTACTGGCTCCTGTGCAGTCCTGCGACTCAAGTGGCAGGGAGGCAGGTTCGACGGCAGTTGCACAGGCGCTGGAGGCGGTGGCATCACGTTCGTGATCGGTGCCACCAGTCTTGAGTCCGTGCGTCCGCACAGGCGTGGCGTGGGGTTTTCGGATTCCGATACCGTTCGCGTCGTAATCTCGCCAGTGCTTGGCGATCCATCGTACAAGATCACTATTGAGGGGATGACTCGCGGTAACGAGAACAACACAGAGGCGCCGCGATACAAGGTCAAGGAACTGATCCTCAAGAACGGTGGCAGCGGGTATCTCGTCGCC